GCCTTTGGCCGGTGGTGGTTTTTTCATACCATTTTCGCCGTTTCCCGGTGGTGGGCGGTAAACAGAACCGGGGAAAATCGTGGTTCCTAACCCACGGTAAAAAAGGATTTTGGAGGTAACAACAATGACTAAAGAAAAGCTGTTGGAATGGGGCCTGACTGAAGAACAGGCCACAAAGGTTATGGAGGGCCTGAACGGTTCCTTCGTCACCAAGGCCCGGTTCAATGAGGTCAACACCGAACTGACCGCCGCCAAGAACACCATCAAAGAGCGTGACACCCAGCTTGAAACGCTGAAGAAGGCTTCTGGTGACACCAAGGCCCTTCAGGATCAGATCACCCAGCTTCAGGCCGATAATAAGAAGAAGGACGATGATCACGCCGCTGAACTGAAGAATCTGAAAATCAGCAATGCGGTTGAACTGGCCCTGACCGGCGCAAAGGCCAAGAACAACACCGCTGTCAAGGCGCTGTTGGCTGACTTTATCGGCAAGGCTGAATTGGCGGAGGATGGAACCGTCAAGGGCCTTGATGATGAAGTCAAGAAGCTGGTGGAAGGCAAGGACACGGCTTTTCTTTTTGAGAAGTCCACCGGCACCAAGTTCAAGGGAGCCAAATCCGCTGAAAAGGGTGATGGCGCTGAAGGCGGCATGACCCTTGAAAAGCTGAAGGCCATGAACCCCTTGGATCGCTACAACTATTCCGTCAACCATCCTGACGAATACAAAGAACTTTATGGAGGTAATGAGTAATGGCAAACACTTGCTACGATAACTTTTTCCTGTCCAACGAAATTGAAGATCAGTACCAGAGCCACCTTGATCTTCAGCAGTTTTGCACCGTGGACAACAACCTGACCGGCGTTGCTGGTATGGTTCGCAAGATTCACAAGTACAAGGCCACCGATGGCACCGAAAAGCTGGCTATGGGTGCTGGCAACACCAAGACCATTGAAGCCGGTTACACCGAAAAGGAATACCGGATTCAGATGGCGCAGAACCGTTTCCAGTATTATGACGAGGAAGCCATGACCGATCCGATGGTCATTACCACCGGCACCCGTCACGCTGGTACGGATATGTTCAACACCGTGAACGCCGACATTTTTGGAGCCTTCCACGAGGCTACTTTGACGGTGGTCAGCACCACAATGGATTTCAACACCTTCGTGGACGCTTCCGCTATGCTGAATCTGGAAAACCTTGAAGGTGTTTCTATCTTCGGCTTTGTCAATGCCACCGATGTTGCCAAACTTCGCAAGGCGTTGAAGGAAGATCTGAAGTATGTGGAAGGTTTCTCCAAGTCTGGCTATGTTGGTACTGTGGCGGGTATCAACCTTTATACCAAGAAGAACGCCGAAACCGGCAAAGTGGTAATTGCCACCAAGGAAGCTGTTACCCTGTTCAATAAGAAGGGTACGGAAGTGGAACAGGAGCGTGAAGGCAATATCCGCCGCAACACGGTTTATTCCCGTAAGTATTACCTTGCGGCCATGACCAATGAAGCCAAGGCGGTGAAGATTATCACCGGTTCCGCCGCTGTCACTACTGACACCACGGTTTCCAGCGATAAGACCTATTACGCCGCTTCCGGTATCGGCTATGTGAAGGTCACGCCCGCTTCCGGTGACAACCCCAAGACCAAGGGTTGGTACGAAATCACGGCGGCGTAAGGAAGGCGGTGAACCCCGTTGCGTGATAAAGCGGTTGCAATGCTAACGGCCCTTGGCGTGGCGGGGGCCGCTGATGATCCGCTGTTGGATATTGCCTTGAACAATGTTCAATGGCGGATCAAAAACCTTTCCAACCTTTCCGAAATCCCGGAGGGGTTGGAAAGTCTGGCCGTTTCTATGGCCGTGGGCGAATACCTGAACATGAAGAAGTGTTCTGGACAGCTTGAAGGGTTTGATTTGGATGCGGCGGTGAAATCCATTCAGGAAGGTGACACCAACATTACCTTTGCCCTTGGTGAAGGTAGTTCAACCCCTGAACAGAGGTTGAACAGCCTGATTGATTATCTGATCAACGGGCGCATTGGTGAAATCTACCGTTATAGGCGGTTGGTATGGTGAATAAGGCCGTGCGAACCGCCTTGGAACGGTTGTGGAAGGATCGGTGTTCTATCTTCATCCGTGAGGAAGTCACCGATCCTGTCACCCACCTGACGGATTCTGAAGAAAAGCCGCTTCTTCAGGATCAGCCGTGCAAGCTGTCTTTTGAAACATTAACTTCAACCAATGGGGATGAAGTGGCAACCGCCCAACAGGTGGTGAAGCTGTTCCTTTCCCCGGATGTGAAGGTTCCCGCAGGATGCAAGATCATTGTCACCCGGCCAAACGATGTGGAACGAACCTTCACCTATTCCCGTTCCGGTGAACCGGGTGTTTTCTCCAACCATCAAGAAATCATGCTTGAACCCTTCAGGGGGTGGGCCTGATGGGAAGATGGGGCCGATGTGATTACCGGGAATTGAAGAAGCTGGATGAACGCCTTCAACAGCTTTCGGAAGTTGACATGGATCGGCTTTGCCGGGATGCCGCCAAGAAGATCGCCCAAATCCTTCTGAATAAGGTGAAGAAAAGAACCCCCGTTGGTGTGGTTCCGCCGTATGCCACGGATGAAGCCAAGGAAGAATATTGGCCCGGTTATCGTGGCGGTTCCTTGCGTGACGCTTGGACGATCCTTCCCATTGAAAAACATGGGGATCAGTACACCGTGACCATCATCAACAATTTGGAATATGCGTCCTATGTGGAATACGGCCACCGGCAAACACCGGGGCGCTATGTTCCCGCCTTGGGAAAGACCCTGAAGGCAAGTTGGGTGAAGGGGCGGTTCATGCTGACGATTTCCGAACAGGAAGTGAAAGCCTTGGCCCCGTCCATTCTGAATGATATGTTGTATGACGCTTTGAAGGGGGTGTTCAGTTGATCAATGAAATTATCAAAGGCGTTTCCATGAAGCTGAACGCCGCCTTTGGAGCCGGGTACAAAATCTATCAGAATGATGTGGAACAGGGCTTCAAGGAACCCTGTTTTTTCATTGCTGTCCTGAAGCCTGACATTTCCCCGTTGCAGAAGAACCGATTCATGAACCGGAACCCGCTGGATGTTCACTATTTCCCAACCAGCGGGAGAAACAACGCTGAATTGTTCACTATGGCCGGGGATTTGATGGAATGTTTGGAGTTCATCACCCTTCCCAATGGGGATGTGCTTCACGGAACTTCCATGAGTTATGAAGTGCAAGACGGGGTTCTTCACTTCTTCGTGAACTACAATTTGACGCTTCGCAGAGAAACCGAGAAAACCGCAATGGAAACCTTGGAAACTACTGTGGGGCCAAAGAAAGGGTGATTCAATGGCTACCAGAAAGAAAGCCGCCACCGCACAGGAACCGACCATCACGGCCCCGGTGGTATTCCCCAAAGAACGGGTGTTGACCTTCAGGCGTTACGCTGACCGGCGTGATCTTCTGTCTGTCCTTTTGGAAGATGGGGAGGAATACACCTTCGATCAGATTGATGGGCTGATCAATGACTTTATGAAAGGTAAGGTGAAATAATATGGCCCTTGGCGGCGGCACCTTCTTGGTGCAGAACAAGGTTCTGCCCGGTGCATATATCAACTTCATTTCTGTGGCGCAGGCAAGCGCCACCCTTTCTGACCGTGGCATTGTCACCATCCCCCTTGCTATGAATTGGGGGCCTGAAGGCAAGATTTTCACGGTGGAACAGGCTGACTTCATCAAGAACAGTCAGAAAATCTTCGGCTATGCGTACACGGCGAATGAACTGAAGCCGATGCGTGAAATTTTCCTTCACGCCAAAACGGTTCATTTCTTCCGCCTTGGCACCAGCGGCGTGAAAGCGTCCAACACCTACGCAACGGCCAAATACCCCGGCACCCGTGGTAATGATCTTCGTACCGTTATCACGGCGAATGAGAACAC